GTGATTTAAATTTTCCGCCTTTTTCTCGAGGAGCTAATCCTTTTCTTACTGCCCATTTGTCAAATGCCTTAGCTGGTGGCATTTTATTCGTGTACTTAAAATTGCTAAAAGATTTACCACTTTTAGTTCCTTCAACTCCTTGGTCTTGAAACAAACCGTAAGGCTCCATTTCGAAATAAATACCAATGGAATTTTCAAACGATTTTGCTTCACCTTTGATTGAATTGTAAAGCTTTTTAGAAGCGTTCCTATTGCCCGTGGTTAAATTCTTTTTGGCTTGACTAACTACGTGCCGAATAAACCTATTTAAAATCTCTTGCCTGTTATCCATTAATCGTAAATTACATCAAGTGTTAAAACTCCCGGTGAATAACCACTTGTTAAAGTATTATAAACTGATAACGGCATTTCACATCTTATTCTGCCGTCTCCATTATCGTAATACGTTCCGTAATTACTCCAACATAAACAATAATTAGGGTCATTACATCCAACTGGCAACGGGTCTGGTTGTGGCGTATTAAACAAAACAACTAAATCTATTAAGTTTGGTTGACCTCCTCCCGAATAACAAGAATGTACAATATCACCATCAAACCTATAATTTATTGAATTATAAAACGGGTATGTTTCAAAATCTAAAACTTGACTATATACAGAAACAGTTGGTGGGGTTGGGTCGCAAATAGTCATTTCGTTGCCTACCAAATAATCAAAAGTCATTGTCCATCCTGCTAAATTATTTTCAAACCTTTCAATAAAAGGCTCACAATTCGGATTACCATCAATAATTCCGTTATTTGTAAAATAATCACCACGCGTTAATTTTTCATAAACACGATTCAACATTGTTATCTGAGTGTTCAATACATCCTGCTCGTTATCGTTGCCTATAAAAATATCCGTTGTTTCGTCTTTTGATATGTCAACAATATCCATAGCTATTATAGAAATGTTGTATCGTATTACATTACTTTCAAACGTCGCATTATTTACCATAATATGCGCCAAAGGAAATATCGTTTGCTTTGATAAGTCAACTCTGAATATATCTCCCTCAGTAACCGTGTTCACCAAGTTCGTTGCCTCCAGTTCCGTCTTTAAAATGTTTAGTATTGCGTAGTAACTCATGTTCCTTTTTTTAGTTGTCTGTTTAATTCACGTTGCTCAATCTCGGTTTTCTGCTTTTCAAAAGTAAGGTAGGTAAGTGCTGCTGTAAGTCGAAGCTTGGTAACGGCTTCAAATTTTGTGACATCTCCTTTAGCGACTGCATATATACTTTGATACCATCCCCAGTTTTTGCTAAATTGAGCTCTTTCACTAAACTCGCTGAAATCTCCTTGTTCTTCATTATCTCCGTCTCCAAATAAGACAGGGTAGCCGTCAATAATTCGTTTTCTAAATTGTAAAAAAAAACCTTTGCAGCAAGTGAAACATCCAAAGGAGCAAACTCCATAACTTCCGAATAATTAGCCGCAGATTCGTAAGGTTCTATTTTGTATTTGTCTCCGTGTTTTTCTACTATCGGGCGATACATTACCGCCATTGCTTTGTGAAACGTCTTTATATCGCTTATATTAGCCTCTAAATCTATATATTCACCCCAACTGATATGCTCTAAATTAGGAATGAAACCGAATTCCTTATCTAAAATCTTGAATGTGCTTTTGAACTCCGTCTTTTGCTTGAACATTTGAGCAAAATGATTACTTAAACTTTCAACTTCGCTGAACGGAATTTTAACCACGTCTTTTAATTGGATTCCACAAAAACATTCTATCATTTTTTCAGCTAAAAAAACCTCATCATTCGTGTTTTCGGCTATTGCTAAAAACTTTTGATAGTGCTTCAATGGAATTTCACCAAGACTTGTTGGAATTACTAATTCAAGCTTCATATTATTTAAACGTTTTATTATGATTATTGTAGTACATGGCAACCGCATACGCTTCACCTAACATCATTAAATGCTTTCTTAAACTTTGAGGGTCGTTAAAAACTATCTTTACACGCCTACCCGTGCGAATATACACATAATACTCAACCTCTTTGGTCATTACCGCTGTGTCCTCTGTCATTAACGTATATTATATGTACCGTAATTTCGTTTCAATCCGAGTGTTTCCATTTCATGATAACGTAAAGCGTCAATTCCATGATTATTTGTATCAATAGGTTTATTCAATCGGGTTCCTGCTTTATCTACATCCCAGCAATACGCCCTTAACTCTTTGATTAGATTAACGCTGTTTGACGTTACTAAGTATTCATGCTGTTGCATTACATCAATACCGTAATTAATACTGTCTTTTCCTTTAGTAACTCCTTTTATGGTTATTCCGTACCTCTTTATTTCATCAATGCTTTTAGGCTCAGAGCTATCTGCATACACTACTACGCTCTTTGGTAGGATTTTAGCTATATCGCTATTTAACATTCCTGTACGATAAACTAACTCATTCAGTATCCGTGTTCCGTTATAATTGTAAATCTCAACTGCTGCCGTCGGATCGTTTGTATATCCAAAGTCTAATCCTATTCCTATCAATTTAGCTTCGGTAGGTAGTTTATCAATAGACTTCCAGTTGCTGAATATAACGCCCTCTAATGAACCCGTTTGCCCTAACCCATAAACACGCCACCAATTCTCCCAATAGGTTGATGTTTTTGCTTTCTCTTGTGCCTTTTCAATTTCTGTTATAATTGATTGTGAAAGCGCTTCATTATCCTTATATGTTAGAATAACAAAATCGGCATCCTCGTCGTTTATAAGTTCTGTGTGTACCCAAAATTCATTTGTAGGATTATAATCTAAATAAATAAATTTATTAGTACGGATTGCGAGTTGCTGATAACTTTCAAATGTAACATTATTACATTCGTTTATATAAAGAATGTCACGCCTTGCACCTCTTAATTTATCGGGTTGGTCTGCACTGAAAAATTCAAAAACACTCCCATTTTTAAAGTTATAGGTTAATAAAGATTTATTGAATTGTTCATCGTTAAAGCGATTAGTCCATTTAAGTATTTTAAGAAAGTCTTTTAATGCACCCCTACGAAGATGAGGTATTGATTCAGCTACTACGCTTATTTCAAGTCCTGCTATTCTTGTTGCTTTATCTATAAGTACGGCTAAAATAGAATACGTTTTCGAAGCCGACGAACCACCCTGAATTATTTTAGTTCGTCTTTTTAAAGCCAGTACCTTATTCGTTGCTGTCGTTCTCTTGAACATCAGGAAATAATGGTTGTTCTAAAATGGTTTGTTCTATCTGTTGTAAAGGCGCACCGTAACCACTATCCATTAAAGCCTTATATGCTGCTACATCACCCTCACGTGCTTTTTTAATTAGCGCCAAAGTCATTAAATCTTCTTGGCTCATTGTTTCTTCTTGGTTAGTTAAAGGGTTCTTTAACTTTTGATTTACCTCCAGCCAGTACTTTGCTATTGTGCTTCTATTCTTTGCTCCTTTCGGTCTTCCTGCAGGGTTTCCGCTTTCGCCTTTTTCCCAACGTGGTTCTATTTGTCCTTTTCCTGCCATTGTTCGTTGTAATTTCGTTGTTTATTTAAACTCCTTTAATCGGAACATTTACTTTTTTTGCGTTTAGTAAATCAGTCATTTTTCTTGGTGGTATTCTATATTGAATTATTTTTTTACCCCACTTTAACATTATCTGTTTACAATATTCTATTTCTTTTTCTTTACTTCTATAACTTACAATACCACCTTTATTATCTCCGTGTTCACATAAATAATGAAACTTGTTTAATCGTAACATTTTTTTGTATTTATGTAATTGTTGTAATGCCATATCGTAATCGTCTTTTGTTCCTACCCTGCTATCAAATTTTAATTCGTGTTTTAAATGAGCTTGGAAAGGACCCAAAACAACATTTGTTAAATTAAAAGGTAAAAATTCTTTATATATTCTATTATCTTCGTTTTGAGATAATCCCCACATTTTACATCCTAACTCTTCGCATAATAAAAAATTATGTTTAAAAAAATTAATTAATTCGTGTTTGTCTAATTCTTTATTTTTATGTTCTCCGTCATTTTCGCCTTTTCTATTTTCATAATAATTTATGCTTTTAACATCATCATCAATCATTATTAAAGGAAATTCTATATTGTTTAAAATCCAATTGCGTTTTTTTATTATATCTCCGTCTTCGCTATCGGGCAAAGTAATAACCCTGTCTTTTCCAAGTTCTTTTATATATTCGTCTTTTTGACTTTCGGGAACACAATATTTAGCCATAAAAAAATAATCTTTACCTTTTAAATCGTGGCTTCTTTTGTAACTTGGTATTATTATATTCATATAAAATTTTTTCCGTTTATTACTCTACCAATTCCAATTTTTTGAGTTCCTTCTGCGCTTGTTTTACTTTTTACTTTATTTAAACCATAAATTTCTTGTGCTACTTCCCAATCCATTGCATTATCAAAATATAAAACAATATAATTATGCTCCAAAAATAATTCTTCGCTAAATTCTATTTCTCCAATATCGGGTATGTCTTTTGTTTCTTTTATTGCGTCTAAATCAATCGGCAAGTCTAACCCCCAATCGTCTAATTTTTCAGCGTCCCATTCATTTGCTAAACTATCCCAATCCCATTCGCCAAAACCTACGTTATCTTTTATTAAGAATTCGTTTTTTTGTTCCTCAGTCCATTCGTCTGCTACTATAATAGGTATTTCTTTTAATCCTATCTCTTTGCACGCTTTTAAACGCATATTACCACCTAAGACAATGTATTTATCATCTACGTCAGTAAAAACGATTAGAGGGCGTTTGTTTAGCATATCTGGAAATTCTTGAATAGACTTAACTAACTTTTGGAATTTTCCGTCTTTTATTACTCTTGGGTTCTTTGGGTTCGGCTTTACGTCCGTTATCTTTACTAATTTCATTTAATTCGGGTTGTAATAATAATAATTGTATTCTGCTTTGTTTATCTCGTGGACTTGAATATAATTTATGTCATCGCATCTAAATACTAAATAATCACATTCAGCAATTTTAAATAGTAGCTTTAGCTCGTTCCATGCCTTTGTGTCTTCGTGTTTTGGTAGGAACACAATATAATACTCAGTTGCCACATTCGTTTTAATCACTCTTTCCCGTCGATTCGGTGTCTTCTTTGTATTGAGTGTAAACTTTCTCTAATTCTTTGATTCTTGCAATAACACAACTTGAACAGCTTGTTGCTTCGTTTCTTACTTTAAATATTCTTGAATGAATTGCAAATAGTTTGCTTTGTTCAATCGGAGTTATTTTATCCGTCTTTTTGTTAAACCATTCATTCAAATACTCATATTCAGTTTGCTCTAAACACAACGGTTTCTTATAAGGAAATAACTCATTAAGTTTTGCTTTACGTTCATCACATTTACAATCTTCTCCTAATAACCATTTAGCTACCTTTGACACTCCAGTTACCTCTAAAACCTTTTCAACTGTGTCTCCTAATCCTTTGCTTTCAGCTGCTAATATTTCAGCTTTTGTACGTCTTTTTCTTGCCATAACTTATTTTTTAAAATGTTCTTTACTTAATTCTTGTAGGTCTTTTCGTAGCATTTCGTTTTCACGTTTCAGTTTATTGTTTTCTTCATCAAGTTTACAATACTTTTCAAAAAATTGTTTAGCGTTTTTATTTCGCCTTTCTAAATCTTTGTTTAACACTCGTAAAATTTCTTTCATAATTCTAAATTAATTCATAATCTTGATTTACATAATCTAAATAATCCTCTTTCACGTTTTCATTTATTCGCTCCTTGCAATGTTTCAACGTGCAGAATATACTTCGAAGACTTATTTTAGTTTCATTTGCTATCTCACGCATTGACATATCACTATCTTTATATAACTTGAATAACAATCTGTCGTAATGATGCCACGTTTCCATTTCTTGTTGTACTCTTTGCATTAAATCGCCAAAAGCTTCGTGTTTTTCTATCTCATCAATCTGTTGCAAGGTCAGTATTTCGTTGACATCAACTTTAATAACCTTACTTTTTTGCCTATGAAAGTCAATAAACAAAGAACGTAAAGTCAAAAACACGTAGTATTTATTCACTTGACCGTTTACAATCACCGCGTTTTCTTTATTCTTGTTTAAAAAACGAATGTACATTTCTTGAACTAAATCCTCTGCGTAAAACTCTTCGCCAAATCCCTTAACTGTTTTTACATATTCCTTATGGAATTTAGCAACTTGTTCTATCCAGCTCATATATAAATCTCGATAGTCCAATAAAAAACAAAAATGCCAATGATACCGCTTTTTTTATAAGCAATA